AAGCGCCTATAACAAAACTAACTAATAATGTTTTGATAGTTTTCATATCTATTTTCATTTGTTCTCCTACATTAAAACGTTTACAAGTGTTGCGATGGATATTCCAGCGATTATCCATCCATATATCTCCGCTCTAGTAGGTCTTGTATTTATATCTTTTTGAAGTTCATCTAATTTGTTAAAAATCTTTTCAATATCTAGCATAATTTTTGCGGTCATTTCCTTTTGGGTATAATTGTTTTCTGAATTACTCATTGTTTTTGCAGCACTCACTACCATGTTCGCAGTTACATATCTGCACAAAAGAACCATCTTCTTTTACATTAACCATGCACATTAGTTTTTACCGCCACCTAATGGACATGTGCTACAAGAACCTGTACAAAATCCGCATATCATGGTAAGTCATCTTCCTTTAAATCTATATAATCGTAATCAGACCAGAAATAAGCTTTACTGTAAAAATTTCTGTTTTGCCAGTCATAGTCGCTTATTCTTTTAATAAGTTGATAAGCTTCTTTAAAAAAATAACCTAATAAAAATCCAATTACATAATCCATGATGGAGATTATATCATGTATCTAAGAAGTACCTTATATTTTTAAACTTTTTAAAAAAAGAACCATATAAATTACTTGTATTAACCAAAACTTTTTTAAATATTTTATTTTTTTCATTGACTATTTTTAAATTATAATTTTCTCTTTTATAAGGATAAAACACGCACAATGGTTGTCCTTGTTTAATCAATATTTCTTTTTTATTACTTTTAAATGCAATTTGAACATTAACTTCATGTATTTTATCACTTTTAAAAATACCATACATAGCTTCAAATTCTTTATTGTAAGAATATGGTATAGGTGTTTGCCTTATACTATAACCATTATCTGTAACAACTCTGTAAGGTAATATAATCTTAAAAATTGCTTTTATAGTTTTGTCTGGTAAATAATCTACCATTTGATTATTGTTATGAATTTCAACAATTTCTCTTTTATTAGGTATATTAAAAGTTTTATAAACAATAGGTGTTTTCCATGACCAATTTTTTGTATCTTTATCATACGTAATTAAATAATCATTTGGCGCTAATATAACAAATCCTTCTTGGTATATTTCATTAAAAGATGGACATGATTTTATATTGTGTACAACATTTAATTGCTCATGATATGATTTGTTTTTAATGTTGCTTGGTGCAATATCTTTATACCATTTAGGTATAAAATTTTTAAGTGGTTGCGGATGAAGTCTTGTATTCTCTAATAAATATTTATCCTTAATTACAAAATAAATATTACTCATAATTTTTTTTCTTATGGTAATTGTTAGCGTAATTATTTTTTATTAATTTATTGTGATTAATTTGTTGCTCTATAACAAAATTATCAAAATCGTGATGTGTATAAGTAGAAATAAAATCAGTTCTTTTAATTGGTATTAACTGTGCAAGTGGTGTGTCTTTAGGAATTATTCCACTATGATTTTTACTTACCCAAACTGGTAAAGCGTAATTAACTTTGTAATTATCAGTATCAATTATTGCTGGTACTGCTTGAAATGGTAAGTTATTATGTAAAAGCGGTGGCACTACTAATAAAGAATAACCTTTTGGTGTATGTACTGTCATAGCAAAATTATATTTAACTACTAAATCGTGATAACCATTAGGTGCATCCATAAGTGTTGTTGCAATAGTATGATTTTCAAATACATCTACATCTGTTCTCCATGTTATGTTAAAACTATTTTCAGTTTGTTCTAAATTTACATCAGCAAAAGTCTGAACGATATAGCCAGTTTCCATCGCATCTAACATAGGAATACATTTTTTCATTGTGTAGTTTGTTTTGTTTGTGGTAACTTTTAAAGTTTTTTCTGGATAATGTATTGAAAGATTTTTCCACCATAATGGTTTTTGTGATTTTTTTGCTGGAATAGGTTTAGGTAATATTTTCTGCCATTTAGAACTTATAGCTTTAAACTTAATTATCTTCATTATAATTTTTTTTCCTATATGTATCAGTAGTCAAAAATAGTTCATATATGTCATCATTTACTTTTTTGTAATATTCGGCATTACCTTTTAATACTTCTAAAGTAAGTTTTTCTTGTTCTCTTTTATAAGGTATTGCTAAAATTAATGGAGAACCAGCTTCTATCATAAAACTATCTTTTAATATTTCAAATGGAAACTGAACATAAGACCACTTATCTTGTTCTATTATGCCACTCAAAAATCTTATGTCTTTTCTTTCGTGATAAAATGGGTCAACAAACATAACATTGTACCCTTCTGGAACTTCTATACTGTATGGTAATTTAAACTTTAAAACATCGCCATTTATAGTTCTCTTTAGTTCTATCATTTCATGTTGTGCATATCCATGTGTTGATACGTAATCTGATATATGTTCTGAATTAAACATGCGTGGTGTAAAATCCCATGTTTGTCTTATAGCAACATTGTTATCATCATATTCGGTATGATAATAAAAATGACCCCATAATCTTATAACAAAACCTGTGGTTACAAAATCTTGAATAGCTGGGCAGTCTTTTATAGTTTGCGGTTTACTTCCTTTAAATGTTTCAAATTTATCACTTAATTTTGTATCTTTGTACCATTGTGGAAGTAATTTATTTGCTTGTACTGGTGGATAAAGCTCTAGTAATTTTTCAAATCTTTCTTCCATAGGTCTAAAAATAATTTGCATATTTTTAGTATAGCTTTTAGATTTATTTATTCTGGTGGTGTATCAAATAATATCCATGATGTACTTGATTCATCCCAATAATAATTCTGTCCATCATCTGGATATGGTATTGGAGATTTCCAGTCCGCAGTATCGTTGTCCAATACCCAACTGTTAAACTCTGTAGGTTTTGGTGGTATAAAAGCATCTAGTTCTGCATCATAAGTATAACCTTTACATGCGTAGTTTTTTCTATATGGTGTATTACCTAAATCGTGTTCTCCTCTATGTGTATTGTATGAAGTTCTTTTAACTGTTACTCCATGAAAATCTGAATAAAATTCTTCCCACGAAGTAAATTCACTAGGTAATGTAGAAGTATCATTTTCATCTACTCCAGTAATAACGCTGGTAACTATGTTGTTTTCATCTAATAATGCGTAATGTGCCATCTTAATTGACCTGTATATTGCCACTACCACTATATAAGTATGCGTGTGTCATGCCTGTATTTGTATCAATAGTTTGTGTTCCAGTTAAACCTGCGCCAATAGTAAGTGTTAACTCGTTACTAAAATGTAAAATTATAATGCCGCTTCCACCGCTACCACCAGTATTACCGCCATATCCACCATTACCTGTATAAGCAGAACGTGAAGTAGCGCCACTTCCATTACCACCATCTGCTATTTGAAAATCAGCAGCTGGGTGTCCTTGATATGCTTCGCCTGCGCCACCAGCAGTACCTTGACCACTTGCATTAGGTGTTGTGTTTGGCGAATAATCTGAATTACCATCAGCGTTAAAACCACCGCCACCGCCACCATTTGCGCCTAAACGACCTACGCCACGACCACCATTACCACCTTGATTGCCTGTGCCACCAGCACCACTTGACCCATAAGAATAAGAAGTTGTAAAGTGATTACCGCCACCACCGCCAGAACCACCATTACCGCCAGTTGAGTTAGCGCCACCAGAATAGTTTTGAGAACCTACTCCACCACCACCGCCTGCATCAGCAGTAAAAGTACCATCTTTATAAACCATTGTTGTGTCTGTACCATCTGAACCTGCAAGTTGGTTTTGATTATCTGTGTTTGGGCGACCACCGCCACCACCGCCACCAATAGATACTGCGTAGTCTGTTCCTCTATCGAAAATAACTCCATAACCTTGAATTAAGCCACCAGCGCCACCGCCACCGCCTTGATGGTTTCCCCAACCTGGATGCGATTGACCGCCACCGCCACCGCCACCGCCAGCTAGGATATAATATTCGATTTCTAATGGATTTGCTGGTACTTCTTGTGTTTTAGCTAGATTACCAAATTTACCACCAGCTAAACCACCATTACTGATAGATTTAATTCCCACTCTTACTCCTAACTTATTTCTGAACCAAAAGCTGAAAAAGTAACGTTTGCATCAGAAGCCCCAACGCTCACTACATCTGTATCTCCTAATGTGATACCTAATGTTAGAGTTATTGTATCGTTAGCGCCAATACTACTGTCATAAGCAAGATAATGTGAATCTGCTAATGTTGCGTTATCTGGTTTTACTGCGATTCTAAATGTATTAGCCGCAGCTTCTCTGTTGCAAATAACGATAGTAGATATGACTGCTTCTGTGCTTGATGGAACTGCATATAAAGATACATCATTTGCTGAAGCATCTCCTACTTGTCCTAACACCTTATAAACGTTTGCCATTTATTTCTCCTATTCCTTTATGCGCCTATTAATAAAAATGGATGTATGTCTGCTGGTACTGATACTTGACTTACTTTTACTTTTTTAACTGAAGTTGCATCAGTATCATATACAAGTATTTCATCATTAGCTACATCAACTGTAATTGAAGTACCATCAGTTGCGCCATTTATATCTACTGCAATAGCGCCAGAACTGTAAGATATACCATTACCACCAGATAAATAAGATTCAACTAATGAATCTGCATAATACAAATTAGTAGAACCTTCAGTTAAGTTATCTGTAGTCTTAGTTGCTAAATCTGTATCAAATAAACTAGATGAATAGTAAAGATTAGTAGAACCTTCTGCAACATCATCAGATGTACCAGATAGTTCTGATAAAGCATCTTTGCTAGCTACTTGTGCATCAACATAAGCTTTAATACTTTCAGATGATGCAATATCTGTTGCACTAGCAGATGCAAAAGTGTCATCATCTTGTATATCAGAAGTTGCTAATGCGCCAACTTGTGTTGCGGTAACACTATGTGGGTTAGATGTATCAGAAGTATGAGAAGTCAAATCTCCAGAAGTTGCAAGTCCAGCTTCACTAGCAGTTTGATTAATCCATCCAGCTGCTACTGAATCATAAGCAAGAACTTCGTTATCAGCAACTGATGCAATAGTTACATCTGATAATTCTCCTAAAGTGTCTAATGTTAAAAGTTGTGTGTCAACATAATTTTTTGTTGCTGCATCTCCACTAGCAGTAGGTTCAGCTAGGTTTGTAATTTTTGCAGAACCTGCATCTAAATCTTCAACTAATGTAAGTGTATGTCCAGTTTTTATGGTAACTGTCGTACCTGTCGAACCTGCTATTTGGTCAACTTGTAATTCACTCATAATATTTTACATTTTCCTTCTACTACTAAAGTGTTAGTGTCTGCTATATCAACATCTCCTACTACCGAATAATTATAACCATCATTTGGTAAGGTTACGTTGCTATTTATAGTAGTTCCATTTTTGAAAAAACCATACTTCTTAATGTCATCGATGCCTGCATCAATGTTATTTAAAGCAGCTTCGCTTAATGGAGTTGCGCCAGCTACCCATGTTTGTTGTGTATAATTTGATTCAATATTAGCCAATAGTGTCAGTCCTTTCTATCTGTATAGATTCTACCGCAGTTTTTGTTCTGCTATATAATACTCTTGCGAACATAACTCCAGAATCTGTAGTTGCAGATGCAGAAGCGCCACTAAAAAATCCTATTTCTTCTATTGTTCCGACTGCTTCTTCTGGTGCTACATAAAGATTAGTAATTGTAACTCCAGTACCACCAGCTATTTGACTTGTTACTGCTTTTCTAAAAGTTTCATTACCTAATGTAGTATCAGCAGAAGTAGGTGCAGTATTGTCAGAACCTATACCAATATATTTAATTTCGCAGTCAATAACATTATTTCTTAAAGCTTCTGCTAATAAGTTTTTACCAGCAGATGTAATTAAATTTTTCAAATTTTGTTCATCAACTAAATTACCATCTTTATCAAAAGCTTTTATATTTAAAGTTCCTTGCCAATTTAACATACAACTAAACTCCCACTTACAAATGTTGAGTTACTAGGTAATGGACATGCCAATACTGTTTCAACATCTACTTCAGATATACTAGCAGTTTCTGTGCCACCATCAGCTCTAACAACTAAGACTTCTTCTGTATCTATGTTTTCTGATATTTCAATAAACGCATCACTAATCTTGTCATCTATATCTCTAATAAATGATTCAAAAGTATATTCTGGTGGAGAAGCAACGCACTTAACATCATAAAACGTAATACCATTTCTAAATCTTATACGTATATGGTCAATAAGAAATATGCCAGATATATCTTGGTCAATTAATTGAAAATCTAATACTTGACCAGCTCTTAATCTTTCTGGAGTATTTTTAGTAGTAGTAAAACTAAGTAATGTACTTGTTTGTGCAAATCTATCTAGGTAACTAGCAGCTACATCAATAGCAGCTTCTGAACCTTTAATACCAGATTGTGTAGTTGCAGCATCAACATAACCAGTTGTGCTTCCACCTTCTAATGCAGCTATTCTATCTACTTCTGCATCATCTCTTGCTAATGCAACTAATTGATATTGACCTTTATAAGTTACTCGTAAAGAATCAGAACTTCCTATTGCAGTATCTGTAAACTCTTGTACTAACTCTGTTGAACCTAAAGACATATACCAATGCTTACCAGTATCTATACCACGAATACCTACATCTTGTGCTACATATCCAGAACCAGTATTAAGTTCAACTGTTGGTATTTCATTAAATGGATAACCAACATTAAAAGTTTGCCTTGTACCATCTCCTATAAAAAACTCTTCTTGTGTATCAGTAACGTTTTTAACATTTGTAACAAATTGACTGTTACGATATTTAAAGTTTGCTTTATCAAAAAATGGCATAGGATTTGTTAATACATCTGCATCACGAACTGTAAATGGTGCATCGTTAGAAGTACGCTCATAAAAATGTAATGCTTTATTTTCATCAACGTACCATACTGCGTTTGTGTATTCAGATAAAGTTCTCATCGCTCTATCTCCATTAACATAGTTAAAGACCATCTGGTCAACTACTGCCAAATCATCTATTGTGCCAGCGGTAACACCTTCTGCGCTAAATACATTACTAATTAAATCTCTTACAATATCTCCAGCAGTAGAGTTTGTATATCCACGTGCAACAATTCTTTTGTCTATAAAGAAGTGATTATCTGCACATTGTAGTTTCCAGATTCTTTGTGTTGGACTGATAAGCTGCGCTACTGGTTTAATAATTACACCTTTAAACGCTATATCTCCATTAGTATCTGTAACTTGAACTGATTGGAAGGATTCAAAATCGTAAAAAGAACCACCATCTTTATCATCAAAAATATGTATGATTGCACTTGACCTACGTTCTGCGTTGTCATCAATAGTTAATTTGTTTTCTAACGCATTGTAATTAGTGCCACCGATTGTAACTACAACACTCATTAAATTACTCTAAATCGATTGTTGACTTGTAATCTATCGTTAATTTCATCCATGTTTCTTTTAGCTCTTGCTTCAGCATCTAACGATGAATCTATGTATATTTCATTTTTTACTGTTGGTGCAAGGAATTGAGTAACCGCAGAACTTCTTAATGCTGCTTGGTCTGCTAAATCTAACATAGGTAATAAGTTCTTTGCAGTATCAGATAAAGCTGCATTTTCTATTGAAGTTAAATTAATACCATTTACATTTGCCACACCACTACTTAAATTTGCGCCACCTAATGCCAATACTTTACTTTCTGGTTTTGATGGTTCTGGATTAGCTCTATTACCAGCGCCAGAAGAAGAATCATCGTTGTTGCCTAAATTCTTTCTATCTTCAGCTAACAACTGTGAACGAAAAGCATCTGATTCACTATATGAACCAAATCTATCAAAAGCAGATAAGTCTAATCCCATCGCACTAAATAAAGCATTTATTTCAGAATTGTTTAATCCCATAACTCTTTTAAGTGTTGACCTTGCTTCATCCATTACCCCTCTATCTTGTGCGGTAAGTAGTGCAGCTTCCATGCTTAACTTAGCTTCTGTAAGTTCTAATCTTTCTGCATCTGTATCTATAGCAGCTTCGCTTGTTGCAACTCTTTGTGTTGCTATTTCAGAATCTAATTTTTTCATTTGTTCTGATGCCTGCATATAAGCACGTGTTGACATAGTGGAGTTAGTTATTGCATCTGCTAAATTCTGTTGTACGTTAGCAAGTTCTATAGTTACATCTTTAGAAGTTGCTTGTCTGTTTTTAAGTTCAGTAAGTCTTAGTTGTTGTTGTTTAATATTAAGTTCATCTCGTGCATCAGCTTCTTCGCCTTTTTCATCTCTGCTTGCAATAGCATCAGCTAAATCTAATTCAGCAGAAGCAATTTCTAATTTAAGGTCTAATCCATTTTGTTGTTGTTTTAATAAAGCTTCTTCTTCTTTTTTAAGTTTTGATATTTGCGCTAGTTCTAACGCAGTCTGAACTTCGCCTTTACCAGCTTCTTCGTTTATAATCTTTTGTAATTCAGCACGCTTTGCATAAAGTTTATTTAATTTTTCTTGTTCAGCAGCTTGTCTGCCTTCAATTTCCATAACGTTTTGAATAGCATTTACTAAACCTAACATCGCAGCAATACTTTCGTTAGCTATTGCGTTAGCGTTTAATCTCTTTTGTGTATTCTCATCTAATTCGATTGAGTTCTTTTGTAACGCATCGGAGTTCTCTTCTGTAGAATCTGTAAATCCTTCTGTACCACCAGTAGCAGCGCCAGTTGCGTGTTCATAAGAGTACATTTTATAAATGTTTGAACTAAGCTCTCCTTCTAAAGCTCTAATTTCTTCAGTAACTCTTTCTATGCCACTTTCTAATTGATATGATTGATAACTTGCTGCTTTTTGTGCTTCTAAACTTTCTAACTGTGCTTTTTTAGCAGCAATAGTATCTCTTATTTCATCTTGTTTAGCTCTACTAAATCCAAAAGCTGCTTGTGTCATATCATCGTAAACTTTTTGTTGTTCAATTCCTAAATCTTTACCTTCTTGTAAAGCTATGTTGTAAGCTTCTTGTGGGTCAACTCCAGCTGCGATTGCTTCATTTAATCTAAAAAGTATACCTTCAGCACTTTTAGCAGAACGTAGATAATCTTCTTGTGCGCCAGTCAATATACCAAATGCGTTCATAACAAATTCTGCTGCGCTAGCTAATGCTTCTAATAATGGTATAAGTGTTACATCCAGAATTGCGATTATACTTTTTAGTGATAATGATAATGAGTTAGCAAATACGTTAGCCAGTAATTGAACTATAGGTGCAAGTGCTTCAATAATATCATTGAGTGGTCTTACCGCTGGCATAACTGCTTGCAAAATTACTGATACTAAGTCAGCAAGTGAACCCATTACTGTTTTAAATGCTGGCATTAAAGCTCTTACTGTTGGTATTAGTTCTGAAAATAATGGAAGTAAGTTAGCGCCAACTTCTGTCTTAGCTTCTTTAAACTCTGCACGTAACATACGCATTTGGTTTGCAGCGCCAGCAGCTTCTCGACCTAACTGACCTTTAATATGACCCATCTTCTCTTCAATAAGAATTAAGGATGCGGAAGCTTTTTCTTGGTCTGTTAATAATCCTACTGATGCTTTACCAGTTAGGTTCATCGCTCTTTGTTCGATTTCAGTTTGTCGAAGTACGATACCCATTGATTTAAGCATTTCACGCTCTCCTGTTAATGCTTTGGTTATTGCCTGTGCTGGAACTACTGCGCCTTCTTGAATATTCATAAATGCTGCAAGGTCGCCAGATAAACTTAAAATGTTTGTGGACATATCAGCAGCAGCATCTGAAGTGAAGCCCATACCTTGAATAATAGAACCAGTTACCGCCATCTGTTGTTGCATCTCTGCTCTTGTCATACCAAAAGCATGTGCCATCTGATTTACATAACGTGTAACTTCTTGTGTTGCGCCACCAAAAGTAATTTCAAAAGCAGCTGCGGATTCTTGCGCTTCTAATGCAAGATTAGCCATCTCCATAGTTACATCAGCTACTGCTTTACCTACTGCAACAACTGCTGCTACTTTAAAAGCTCTACCTATAGTTTTACCAAATTTGTTTACTGAACTTGTGCCACCATCTAATTCTTTTTTTGTTTTCTTAGCTTCATCGCCAGTTTTATCGATAGCTTTAGTTGCTTTGTCGAAAGATTGTTTTGCTTCATCTCCGAAGTCATCAGCGGATGCAGCAGCTTTTTCTAAATTCTTTTTAGCTTCTTTTAATGCAGCTTCAAAATTCCTATCATCAACTGTAAGTATTGCGTTAAGTTCGCCAACTGTTAAAGCCATTAATTAATCCCCAAACTGTTGTTTAAGAAATCTATCCAGTTGCTTACTTGATGTAATTTCTGTCTGTCCACTTTGTACTTTCTGTTGTTCATATTTATGCAATTCTACTGTTACGCTTGCGCTGCTTAAACAATTATATAACAAAATGAACCTGCGCCATGACATGCCAGCTTTTAATTCTGACATTAAGTCTATTCGGTATTCTCTTTGAAAATCAGCTTCTATAGATGTCCAGTTACTAAAGAACTTTTTTACTTGTCCTTGTCGGATGTGCTTTTCTGCTGCGCTTTCACTTTTGGGTCAACACCACCGCCTACTAATCCATACCTTTCAAGAATATCTTGAAGTACATCATTTAATTGTGGTAATGTCATCCCTTTGTTAAGCCAGTCATCTATTACTTGTTTGCTAAATAAAGCGTTTAATAATCCGCCTATATCGTTAGCATTAAGTTGTTCATCTGCGCCTTTACCTGCCGAAATTTTAGTAATTTCCAACATGAACGCAGCAGAAATAGTTGCTGGTATCTCATAGGTAACACCAAATATTTTATATTTGATTGGTTCTTCTTGCTTCTCTGCCCATGCAGCATCGAAGTCTTTAAACTCGCCACTCATTGTTACTACCTAACTACTAGATGTCAGTATATGTTACTGCGCCAGTTGCTCTGATAGTAGCACTCCATGTCATAACGTTATTGACATCTCCAGCAAGTGTGAATACACATGTGCCAGAAAATTCAATAGTTGAACCACCATCTGTTGTTAACTTGAAATCGATTGCAGCATCTGCTTTACCATTATCATAAAGAATTTCTTGAC